AACGTACTAAGAGAACTTGCGGATAGATACAGTCTGACTGGCAAGGATTTTTTTAAGCACCCTTCTCAGGGCTTCATCATCATTACACGTACTGGTGTTGAGAAGATTATGGCGCACGACAAGATCAGTGTAACGTATCAAGTCGTACCCGAACTAAGTGAAAATCAGGAGAACTGTTGTATCAAAGCCATAGCCACTAAGGTGGATGCCAACGGTGAAATCTTTACCGTTGAATCTTTTGGTACGGCTAATCACTACAACTGCTCCGTTAAAACTACCAAGAATGGGCGAACACTACCGCACTATCCTGTTGAAACAGCAGAAAAAAGAGCTAAGGCTCGTGCTGTATTACAAATCACAGGGTTCTACTCAGAGGGTGTATTCTCTGAGGACGAATCAGACGATTTTAAGAGATAGGTATGACCACTGTTATAGTAGCTCTCATCATCATCTCTGTGGTGGTGGGAGCTTCCATTTCGTATGAGCGCCAAAGCTAAAGGCAGAAGGACCATAGTCAAAGCCATTGACTTTTTTAAGGACAAGGGTATGATTGTGGATGAAGTGGAACTTGGCGGAAGATTTCGTAAGTCCAAAGACTTGTTTTCGGGGTTGTGTACCAAATGTTGGAAGCATGACTGTGAACACATTTTAGAAGATACATTTGATGGTTTTGATTTGATAGCTATGGATAAAACTAACGTTTGGCTCATACAAGTCAAGACCAATAAACCACCTACACAAAAACCTTATAAACGTTTTGCAATGACATTTTCTAGTAAGTATATTCGTGTCCTTGCAATGACGTGGTATGACCGAAAAGGGTGGGTACTGCACACGTTTAACAAAAGCGGAACAGTAACTAAAAACGATTTAAGACAGAAACCTAATGAGAAGAAAAATGACACTAAATGAAAAAGCAATACTCAAACTATTTAAAGAAAAGGAGCGTATTACATACGCAGAAATAGAGCCTAAGATGCAGGTAGAGGGACACGACAAATACTGGACTACGTTTTCTACGATCTGTAGCTTAATACAGTCAGGTATCATGGTCTCTGAGAACAAACACCCTGCGTTGTATTCCCTAACTGCATATGGTAGAGTAAAGATTGCTGAAGTGTTATGATTCGCAATGACATGATGCACCTAGAAGAGGTGCTGATTGGTACGCTCATATCTAAAAGAGAATATAGAGAACTAATATTCAATACGTTAGATGCAACGTACTTCAATTATTTACGACCAATTTATTTAGAGGCTTGCAGGCAACACGTTGATGGTGTCGTGTTCAATGAGGACACGCTTGTTGCTAAAATAGAAGGAATGAACGTGGGTGAGTTTTACGAACTCATGATGATGCACGTGGCTTCTGAGCAAGAAACTAGAGCCTACCTAAAAACTCTGAAAGACACCACAGACAAGAACAGGCTTAGGTACGCTATTAAGACTATCAACGACATAGCCCATAGTCCGAATACGACAATGGATGATCTATTGATGGAGATTGATAAACTCAACGAGACGGTGGATGACACCTCCCAAAAAATTGCGTTAACTCCATCTGAGATTCTTGAGCGTGAGATGAATGAGCCCAAAAAGGAGAAACTCATTACAGGCGTACATAAACTCGATGAGGTATTATATAGTGACGTAGGTTTGCATAGAGGGGACATCAACATTGTATTAGCCGACTCTGGTCATGGTAAGACTCAGTGGTCAACGTTTGTGGCTAGTAAACTTGCTCAACAGGGCTATCAAGGCTTGTGGTTTCAGATGGAAGATTACGATGTGAACACCGCCAAACAACTTGGTCTGATGGCAGGTTACGAAGCCGATAATGTTCGCATCATTGATTCGGTGGATGACATAGATGAAATTAAGCGCTTGTGCAGAATCAATAAGCTAGATTACGGTCTTGACTTCGTGGTGATAGATTACATCCAAGAAGTATATGCTCAAGGTAAGTTTGATAGCAGGACCCTTGAGATTCAGCACGTAACAAGAATCATGAAAGATATAGCCAAACAACTCAATGTACTAGTCATTGTACCTAGTCAAGTAACAATCAACTCCATGAACCGATCAGGATGGAGCCTCGTGCCTAAGTACAAGGACGCACAATGGGCGCAGGCTATAAAGAACGTAGCTCACTGCATGACCTCAGTGTTTAGACCTAATATGATACAGGGTCTGGTCACAAGGGATCACGAGGGCTATCTAGCGGTAAAAGGGATCAAAGATGGTGAAACTCACGACTATCAATCGGTCTTTGTAAAGCTAGTAAAAACAAGAAGAGGTCAACTGTCTCACAACTATCTTCATATGGTCCATAATGGCGATATGGGTTTAGAAGTGGCTAAGTCAAAGATTTGACTTTGCTCAGGGGGTCTCATATATTCTCATACAGTAACATTTAATACAAATACAAGAAAAATGGCGACAATAATCAATGCGTCTATAGACGTAACAAAAATCCCAAAAGAAGCGTTAATCAAAGGTAAGAAAGGCACGTATGCCAACGTTACCGTATTCATTAACGATGAAACTAGGTACGGCAATAATGCGAGTATTGCTATGTCTCAATCCAAAGAGGATCGGGAAGGAGGACAAGAAAAAATTTGGCTTGGTAATGGCAAGGTGGTCTTTACCAACGGTGAAGTAACCGTAGCAGATCGAGAAGATGGCCCTGCGGTAGTTAAAGAAACAGAAGAGGCGCTGCCCTTCTGAACACAGGGCGATGAAATTGCTAAGTTGTTATACCAAAAACTTATAAAGTAGCATTTTCATTAGTTCTCATACATGGATAGAGGGTATGAAAGCCCCTATCTTTTTTCGGTAGGGATACCGATAACTTAACTTAACTATATTTATAACTTTTTAGTTTTTCGCTTAAAGTTATAGGCATAGCACTGTTAGGATGATATGTTGTTGAGATTAGGTAATTCCATTTATACTACTTACTCAATTATTTGGTTTTTGATGTAATCGACTACATCAGAATAAAGGAAGAGGGGGCTTGCGCGAGCAACGCCCCTTTTTTTATTAGTATTGATATTACCATCATAAGTACCTAGATTTTAGCTTTTAACCAATAAAACTAGTATGTACTACGATTATTTTAGCATTAAAGAATTTCTCGTGGATAGGGTCATGGTTAATGTTCCAATCCATGTAGTTGATAAGATAGAGAAGCACCACAAGCCTATAATTAACCAGATACGGCACAGGATAAATCAACCCATACAAGTATCCCAGAACTCAGGGTATCGCTCGTTAGAATGGGAATTATCACATGGCAGGAGCGGAACTAGCGAACACACCTTTACTGGGTTAGGAGCTGTAGATTACACGTGCGCTAACATGGAACTTTTGTTAGAGGAGCTTAGAGCATCTGACTACAAGCGTATCTGTTACTACCCAGATCAAAAGTTTATACACTGTGACCATAAAGGGGACAGATACCACGAATTTGAGGCAGATGAGGACGGAAAGTGGCAATACAAAGGCGAAAGAAAATAAAACCCATCATCATAGACAACCGCACTGTTCCTGAGGCTAAGCTCAAGAAGGTGAAGGTGGTCGCTCTTCCAAAGGTTGAACGATCTCGTAAAAAAGTATTGAGTAGGGGCAAAATCATAGGTATTTTAGATTTCACCGTATACTTAATTAACAAAAGAGCCGTAACTATGACTTGGAACTGGTTAAAATCCCGATTAAAAGAACCCTCCACCTATCAAGGAGTAACCGCCATAGCTGGTGCTATTGGTGTAACCGTACAGCCTGATATGTACGAATCCATTGCAGCGTTGATGCTAGCCATCATTGGTGTGATTCAGACCATTAAGAAGGAGAAGGAAGATGATAATTTGCACAATAAAAACCCTTAAATCTGCACAATAAAAAACTTGACTAATTAATTAAGGTTAGTTAGATTTATCCACAGTCTTAAGGATAAGGGTTTTTATAGATTTTACCTTATCTGAAGCGAGCATCAACCCCCCAGTGCTAGACTGCTTAGTGGGGGGTATTTTTTTTCACAATAACTAATGAGAACAAAATGCTAGCTAATCACATTATCATAGCAATATGCAACGAGTTTAATGTCACTAAAAATGAAGTGTTTTCTCAAAGCAGAAAGGACGAAGTCGTAAACGCCAAGCAAACTATTTCTTTTTCCTTGCATTATTTAGGTTTTACTCAAAAGACTATAGCAGAAATTATAGGTTACTCGGATCATACCACAGTAAACTATCATATAAACAAAAAAAGCCCAAAATCGCACGAGAATCGCCTTAAAGCCATTAAAATCGTAGAGTCATACCTACCTATGGCTTTGTATAAGATAGGTCGTCTAAAGGATAAATACGAAGCATTTTCTTTCGAGGAGGAGTAATTTTATGGAAATTTTAGTATTTATCTCGGTGGCTACTACTTTTTTCTTTGTGGGCTGGACCATAGGCAGATCCACTGTCGTTTCACAGGATAATAGCAGGATAAAAGCTGAGGAACATTTTAAGAATGGATATATCAAAGGATATATGGATGCCTCAGAAATAGAAAGAGGGAAGCAGTATTATGACGACTTCCCTCACATGGGTACAAACTAGCCTTTCTTACTACGACCAGTCTTTTTCATAAAAGCCATTCTTCCGTTCTGGGCGTTTGGCTTTTTCTTTTTGTTGGGGTCAGACTTCTTCGACTTGTTCTGGTACATTATCTTGTTGATTTTCCATTGCGTTTTTGTACCCTTGAATCAAGAATACGGTTTCGTTCAGTTGCATTTCGAGTTTAGCTTTAAAGGCTTCTAAC